CGTTTGGTGTGCTTATGGAATTAATGCATCTGACAGTATTGACAGAAGAATTTATGTAAATAAATATAAAGGAAAGATAGAATCCCGAAAATCATTTTATCCCTGTTTTGATTATAAGAAAACACAAATTTTAAACATAATCAAAGAAAACAATATTTTGTTACCAAAAGATTATTTGATTTCCAATAGGTCGCTGGCGGGTATTCCTGGAATACGACACCTTGAAGGAATAAAAGAAAAATTTCCCAATGATTTTGAGAAAATAAAATTATGGTTTCCCCTTATTGAAGTGCAAATAGCAAGAAATAAATTTAGAGAAAGTAATAGTTTAACGATATAACATATAGAATATTCATGAGCAGCATAATAAATCTTATCACAAACCTTGAGCAGCACCAAAAGGACGCTCTTCATCGGATATTGACGAAGTTGAACGCCGGGGATCGGTTGAGTACTTCCGATGTCGGGTTGCTTGGTTTTTCAATTGAAACTTGCCTCGGCGTGTTCGTAATGGATGTAATGGATATATCAAAACCTACTATTGCAAAATGGCTTGAGGACGGATGCCCCAGGAACGCGGACGGCACGTATAACCTGAAAATGGTTATTGATTGGCGGATTAAGCGGGAAAAGGAGCGATGGTTAAAGCAAGGGGATCCGAAACGTGACGCTGAAATCGAGAAAATCAGAAATCAGAATGAAAAGTTGCTACTTGAGATACAAGAGATGCGTCAGCAGAATATATCAAGAGAAAGATTTGAGGACATTCAGCGCCGGCAGGCTTCAGAGTTAATGGCATTTCTTACTGAAGGATATAAACGTAACGCACAGGAAATAATGGCGGCGCTCGGCATGAAGCTGGACACTATTGATAAATTCAACGCTGTTATGGACGAATTTGTAAAAAAAGCGACTGATGCATTTATTCAGAGCGGGGAAGACCTTGCAGATTAATTTCCCAGAGCATCATTTCCCTTTTTTCTCCGGTTATAGGGATAACTTTAGAATACGTGATTTTATTAAGCCTTCGGAGTGGATAAATAAACATTTCAGATTGAGCACTTCTTACGCCGTGGTAGGCAATATCACTCTATTTCCGTGGCAGACTGTTCTTGTTGATTCTGTTTTGTATTTTGATTTTATTATGTACATAGCTCCGACGCAGACCGGTAAATCTATGCTTGCCGAGGGGGTTATGGCATACCGGATAGACAATATCCCTACTAATATGATGCTGATTTACGCAAAGAAAGAGACGGTGCAGGACGTATTCGAGGACAGGCTTAAACCGCTGGTTCGGGAAGTGCCGGCCATAAGAAAATACTGGTCTGGCAGAGACGAGGATCTGACGCAGAGAAAAATCAGGCTAAAAAATCTTATCGCGCGTATAGCTTCAGCGGGGCTTAAATCAGATATTGCTTCGTGGAACGCCGGATTTGTTTATGGTTCGGAGGTTGCCAAGTGGCCGAAAAAGGATTTTTCGCAAACCAAAGCGGTCGAAGGGCGCAAGCAGGCAAGTAAAATGTTGGGACGTAGGACACTTACTCTATACGAGACTTCTCCGGACAACGACCAAGATTTGAGTTATAATGAAGTACATAAACCCGGAACCGTTATTTTTTATCCTCATTACGAATGCCCGCACTGTAATCACTGGCAATGGTTAAAGGATAGCCAGGTCAAGGAGAAACCGAACAGGGCAGGTAAGAAAGACCACGACACGGAACGTATACGCCGGGATAAAGCAGCGTGGTATGAATGCGAGAACTGTAAGAAGGAAATAACGGAAGAGGAGAGGTTCAAGTGTTCCTTTAACGTTCGCTGGTTTAGTGCTGATAAAAAAAGCGATTACGAAGTATTGAAACTGGACAAAAACAGACCGCAGAGAGCGGTGTTCAGGTGGAATAGATTTGTGGTTACCACGTGGACGTTCGCGGAGTGTCTTGCGTGTTTTTATGAGTCAATCCGCAGCCCGAACCCGATGGATTTTAAAACATATCGAAATGAGGACATGGCGGATTGGGTGAAGATTGCGGCAAAACGATTTGAGAGTAGTTATCTTTTATCGAAGCGCCAGAAGTATTTTCAATATGGGATTGAGGCGTTTATACCGGACGGCGTATCGGTTCTATTGCTTGGAGCCGATAGCCAGGACAACGGATTTTATTACGTGGTACGTGGTTACGGGAAAGGGATGGAGTCATGGCTGGTGAGATCGGACTTCATCAAGTGCGACATGAAAGATGATAAGTATTCGAATCCGGCAGAGGTATACAATACGTTCTATGGTGAGATTCACCGCTTCCCATTCAAAAAAAGGAACGGCAAGGAGTTGCAGATATACGCCGGGATCATCGACAGAGGCGGGCACCGGTCGAAAGACGTAGATTATATATGCGGTCACATTTATTACCTGGCGGCGTATATCGGAGGTACGGACAAGAAAAGCCCGCTGATAACGACAACAAAAGCGGGGTATTATTCGGGCAATACTGAGAATTTATCACGGATAGTTAATAAGCAGATTGAAAGCAATATTTGGCACTTACCCACGGACGTATCGAAGGAGTACTGCGAGCAGGTGTTGAATGAATTTGATGAGGAGATCATCGATACCAAAGGCCGGACTAAAAAGCGGTGGGTTCAGCAAGACCCGAACCATTACAGGAGTTGTGAAAACTATATCTGCGGATTATCCAATGCGTTAAACCTGCAATCTCAACTATTTGATGAGAAGAACGTCGATTACCTACAGAAAAATCTTGAAGTTAAGACAGAAGAGGAGAAAAAAGTTGAAACAAAAAGGGAGGATCGCCATGCTGATACGGATAATATCATGGGTGATTTTAATAACCAGCTTCGTTCTTGGGGTTGGTAAGTTAATCATATATGATTATAAACTAATAAGATACAAGGTTAAGTTAATGTATTGCTTTAAGCGGATATGGGTTGAAATGATTATCAAGGCGCTCCGGGGAGAAAAATTGCCTGATAATTATTACTGGATACGGTTCGATCAACTATTTAATAAAAAAAATGACAGATAAAAAACTGTTTTTATTATTTCTTCTGCTGGAAAGGCGGTAGACAATGGCGGTAAAAAATTATTCCTGTGAGTATTACACCGGCACGGAATGGTTTAAAAATATAGAATCAATCATCAATGAGAAATACGAGAAGGGCTGGGAGTTCGTGCGGGTGTATTCTCTGCGCACGAATGAATATACGGTGCTCTTTAAAAAGATAAGAGAAAACGGGAAAAATAAATAAAATAATAGTTGCGCTTTTTGAGTTTTTGATACATATTGTATATAGCTGAGGAAACACCATGTCAAATTGCTGGTTCAAAAACTATCCCTAAATAGTTATTCGCTTGTATAGTCCTCAGCCTATGCAAGCGGAACCGGTTTTTTTTTAAAGGAGTTTTTTTATGGGTAAAAGTATCCAGGGCGAGATTCGCACAGGCGTTCAGATTAAAGCGCCGAATTTTGGTGTCGCGATGTTTAAGATTGAAGGGACGGCACCGCTTGTGATTCATCGGTTTTCTGCAAAGACAAAACTGGAGTTTATACAGAAAATGGAAACCGGAAAGGCAGCTTCGAGTAAGAAAAACAGAGAAGCTAAAAGCACCGATACTTTATTTGAGGAATCCCGGTATATTTCAGAGGAAGGGTGGGACGGTTTTCATGCCGGAGCAATACGCCATGCTTTAATATCCGCTTGCAGGCTGGTCAATTTCAAGATGACACTGGCTAAAATGTCGATATTTGTTATTGCGGACGGTGTTGATGCTAAAGAGCCCCAGGTACCATTGATACGTATATACGGGAAATGTATAAAGCAGGAGGACTTGGCGCGGGTAGAAACGGGTCAGCCCTATGTAACGGTTCGGGCTGCATACCATAAATGGACGGCCAATGTTAATCTTCGATGGGATGCAGACCAGTTCACAATAACAGATGTGAGCAATTTACTGTCGAGGGTAGGGTTGCAGCTTGGTATTTGTGAGGGCAGACCGGACAGTAAAAATTCCTGCGGTATGGGATGGGGTACTTTTAAGATTGTAAAACAATAAATTTGCGGCAGGTGGGGTAAGATCCGGTGTGGTGTGGTTTGGTATGGTGAGGTTCGGTGCGGCAGGTCAGGTAAGGTTCGGTGGGGTGTGGTTCGGTAAGGTGAGGTTAGGTGGGGTGCGGCAGGTGAGGTGTGGTGAGGTGGGGTTCGGTAAGGTGCGGTGAGGTTGGGTCTGGTGCGGTGCGGTGCGGCAGGTCAGGTAGGGTTAGGTGCGGTGTGGTGCGGCAGGTCAGGTAAGGTGAGGTATGGTGTGGTCAGGTCTGGTGCGGTGTGGTAAGGTCAGGTCGGGTATGGTGAGGTTTGGCAGGCACGGTTATAATTTTAATCTTAAGGAGGTTCTATGAAACGAAGTGTTATAACGAATAAAACCATTATCAAGGAGGTTAAAAAAATCTACAACGATAATGGCGGCATTTTAAGGCCGATTGATGTTGTCGAGGCCGCGAGGCCGAAAAACTCACCGCTGCACAAACAGTTCGAATGGGATAATACTGTTGCTGCGGAAAAATTCAGATTGCACCAGGCGCGGATGTTTATTAATATCATTGTCGATGTTATCTATGAAAACCGTCCACCGGTACGCTGTTTTGTATCCCTCAAAAAAGACAGATTCGGGGAAGATACCGGATACAGAACAATGGTGGACGTTTTGAGCGATAAGGATTTATATTCAAATATGCTTAAGGATGCGCTTGAGGAGCTGGAATATTTCAGAAACAAGTATCAAGGATTGAAAGAGCTGGGCGAAATATTCAAAGCAATGGAAAAGGTTAAAGCCAAAATAAATAAAAAATAGTCACGGAATGGCTCGTCATGGTTGGGCGGGGGACGGCAATTCACCGCAGGCTGGAGGCTATCAGGATAATTCCTGATAGCCTTTTTTTATTTCTTCCCTCATGTTTTACTTTAAACCTCCTAAGTCGCTTCTAATAAAATCAATCACTTACGCTTCTAAAAAAAATAAATATTGTCATTTCCTGATTTTAAGTGTAAATTAATATTGTTTAGTTTATATTAATTTTGTACAGTATTGTACAATTTACGGGGGAACAAAGGCTTGTCGGGGCCGACACCGCGACAGGCTTTTTTTTATGGCAATTTTTACCGCAGCGGACATTGCAAGCATTAAAACGGCTCTGATTACGATAGCCACACGAGGAACTGCTGAAGTCGAAATAAACGGGCGGCGCGTGAAATATACCGATCCCGAAAAACTCATGAAGCTCCTGGAAACGATAGAAGCGGACGTATATTCTGACCTTTACGGCGGCGCTCACAAAGTAACTTTTGTAGGAACGGATGATTAATGGGAATACCTTTCAGACAGCAAATCAAAAACTTATGGCTTGACGTTAAAGCAATGGGTAAGGGTTTGCCTGCAAATCAATATGAATTAGAGAGATACGAGGAATTGCACGGATACTTAAAAACGATGTTCGGACATTACAATTCGGGTGATACAGGCAGACTTGAGGCTGATTGGGGTGCATCTTATGATACCCCGACTGCGAATTTTAAATCGACTTGGAGAACTATCATTGCGCGTGCCATTGCTTCAACGGATAACAATTGCCATACGATAGGACTTCTTAACGCCCTGACTTCAAATATAATTGGAACCGGTTTGCGCCCGCAGCCGAGAGTAAAATTTGCCAGCGGTGAGATGATAACCGGCATTAATTACCAGCTTGCCGAGGGATGGAAACGGTACAATGACGAATGGGACGCGACAGGTCGGCAGACGCATCTTGAAGCACAAAAGATGCGCTTTGGCGAAATATTCCGCACGGGAACCATAATCACAAACAAGGTAAAATCCGAAAAGGGAAACTATCTTTCTGTTGAAAATCAGGTGCTTAACGTTCTACGTCTCGACGATAGCAGGGATATATTGACCCCGACGTATTCAGATCCGGACATAAAAAATACGATCTTCGGTGTAAATTTCTCCGGGAAAGGCAGGCCGATTTCCTATTTTATTCAGGGAATTGACAATGCTATCAGCGTTGACAATATGTATCATCATTATAAGCAGACACAAGCGGAGCAGTATATCGGGATCCCGTGGATTGTGGTCGCGCTAAAATACCTCTGGGCGAATGAAAACCTCATTAAAGACAAGTTGATCGCATCACGCATACAGGCGATGATCGGCTTGTATCTTCCCGATTCTCAATACGTGCGCCTTGCCAGAAACGACCTCGACGAAAATAAAAACCTGAAATGGACGGCCGGAAGGGTGTTTCACGGCAGACCTGGTGAAAAGCCGGAAGTCGTGCAGGCCGATGATTCTGTACAGTCTGTGCTTGAGCCGATACAGCGCATTTTGTTACATGCGATATCGATGACGCTTGGTATATCATACCAGACTACAACCCGCGACTTGGTAAAGACAAACATGGCTTCTGGCAGGTTGAACACGAATGAGGACAGAAAAACGTATAGGCATATTCAGAAGTGGTTTTCAAAAGAAGTGTGTCAAAGAGACTGGGAAGAATTTGTATTTCGGATGTTTCTTGAAGGAAAAATACCGGGAAAGACAGTTGCGGACTACCTTTCAGATCCGTGGCGTTATAATCAATGTCAATGGCAAGGGCCGGGGTTCGACTTCATTGACCCGCAGGGTGAATCAATGGCAGCTATCGAATTGAATAAAAACAGTATGCTCACATTACAGGAATGGTATGGGGAACGCGGGCAGGACTGGATTGACGCTATCGACCAGAAGGCCGAAGAGCAAGAATATCTCAAAACGAAAGGCTTATATGTTGAACCTGATAAAAAAGAAGTGCAAAAACAACCAGCAAACAAAAGAGAAGAAATTGAAGATTGAAGATGAAAGAATAAATATAAAAATCATTTCACAAGGGTTAGAAATTCCCTATGAGTTTAGAATAAGGGGCGTTCAATGTCGGATAAAGAATTAGTTAAATTTCGCGCAGGTGTCAGTCGGGGAATAAAAGATAAAATTGACCGTAAAAATAACGTGATTCATGGATATTCAGTAATTTCTACCGGAGAGGCTATGGGTCATGGGGTTATGATTGATGAAACAACGCTTGAGCAGGTCAACGACCTCGGCAATGCCGCCAAAAAAGGATTGAAAAGCCGGTTCGGGCATCCCAATATGAGCCATTCGGCTTTTGGCACTTTTCTTGGCAGAAGCAAAGATTTTCGGATTGACGGGGATCGCGTCCGAGCGGATTTGCATGTAGATGAAACCGCTTTCAATTCTCCGAAAGGTAATCTTGGTAAATATGTTCTTGATTTGGCAGAGAGTGATCCGGATGCTTTTGGTGCTTCGGTTGTGATTGAAATGGAAGAGGTTTATATTCTCAATGAAGACGGGACACGGAAAACAGATAAAGAGGGGAATGAACTTTTACCGCTTGCTCGCGTGAAAACATTATATGCCTCTGATATTGTTGATGAACCTGCAACAGGGGATTCTCTATTTGAGTTTTTTAGTGATTCCGTAAAACCTTCTGCGGAAGTTACACAATTTTTAACCGATTTCTTGAAACAACCGGGGGCATCTGAAAAAGTTACATCATTTTTAAATAAATACGTCGAAAACGAAGAATATAAACTATCAATTACACACAAAATAAGCAATCTCATTAAACCAGAAAATGGATTGATTTTTAAACCTTTAAACGAGGAGTTATCTATGCCTGATGAAGTCAAACTCACTGATAATCCAGTGAAAGGCACGAACGAAGCCCACGACAAAGAAATCGCAGAGCTTGCCGTTCAGAAAGAAACGGATCGTGTGACTGCGATATTGTCGTCATGCGAGAAACTCAAGTTGGAAACCGAGTTCGCAAAAAAACTAATTACAGACAAGGTTCCATTCGAAAAAGCAACCCAGATGATTATTGATAAGTCAGCCGAGAATCTCAAATCGGTGCCGCCGTCTATTATAATCGGGCGCGGTGCTTATGAAAAATCTCTGGAAGTTATTCAAAATGCCATGCTGATGAAAGGCGGCGTTCTTGATGCGGCAAAACCAGCCGACGCTAAAATTATCGACGGGGTAAACCAGTCGGAATATCGCGGGTTCACTATCCAGAAACTTGCGGCTCATTGTCTTGAGGCAGAGGGCTACGCGGGCGCTCGGAACTATGACGGTATAAAACTCTTTGAGGCCGTTATGGAAGCTTTCCGCAGACGCTCCTTTGCTTCCGCAATATCCCAGGGAACTGGTGATTTTGTGAACGTTCTTTCAAATGTCGCAAATAAGGCAATGGCAAGAGGCTGGGAATTTGAGGATACCACCTTCCAGCTTTGGTGCAGAAGCGACCAACTCCAAAATTACAAAATTCATGAAATTGACAAGATGACGGAGTTTTCTGATGTGCAGCGCATACACGAAGGCGAAGCACCGAAACATGGACGCATGAGCGATTCGAGAGAACAGGTTAAGCTGGAAAAATGGGGAGTGAAATATATACTCTCCGAAGAGGCGATGATAAACGATGACCTCGGTGCTTTTACCCGTATACCAGAACGCCAGATGCGCTCTTTGAAGCGCAGAATGAACCAGCTTTGCTATTCGATGCTTTATAACGGCCAGGCACTTCCCACGACAAACCGCTTTGCAGGCCCCGTGCTTCTGGAGGATGGAAACAGAATATTTACCGCAGGCCATGGTAATTTTGCGGCAGTTGCGGCAGGTGGAGTGCCGACTCAGACCACAGTTGATGTCGGTTTTAATGCGATGCGCAGGCAGGTCGGCTTGACACCGGACGCTGGGATTTCAAATCCGATCCGGCTGAATATTCGTCCGCGTTATATCATAAGTGCGGTTGAGTATCAGCTCGAATTATACAAACTTCTGAACAATATCGGATATAATGTCGCTGGTGAAGATAGTGCGGCGGCAGGTACAATAGCTGCAAACATTCATGGCCCTGGACAGCCGAGAAACCTCACTCCGATTTTCGATGGAGAACTTGATTTTGTTGACAGTGCAAACACACCACGTTACAGGCCGTGGTATCTTGCTGCGGATGGAAACCTGTACGATACAATGGTTTTGTATACGCTCAACGGCCAGACTTCACCTATTACCAATTCGGCACCGCTGCCCGTGGGTGATGCGTATGGTATGGTGTGGACGATCAAACATCCCTTTGTTTTCAAGATTCTTGATTTCAGAGGGTTGTATTGCAATTCCGGCGCGGTTGTATAATCGTATTTAACAGAATTTTAATTTTTAAAACAGGAGAAAATGTATGGCTTTAGAATGTATGTTAATCGGAGACAGCGGGCCAATTGAGGAGCAGTATACATATACTAATCACTCAGGGGCAACGCTTTCTATAACCGATCATGAGATTTTTGGTATTCCCGCCGATGCGGGAACCAGAATCGCGGCCTCTGCATGGGCTTCAACTGATGTTCAATATCCGGGGTGGTGTCTTGCCAATGAGATAATGCAGGTTCTCATTGCAGGGCGTGTTAAAGTTCCCAAAGATGACACCGTGGCGCTTGCACAGGGTGTGACGGCATGGTGGATAGGAGCGGCAAATGAAGCGTCAAACGCGGCTGCTGCTATAACTATGGACGATTTCGCCCTTGGCGTTGTTGCCGAAGATGCGGCGCTTGCCGATGATTGGGTTGTTCTTGACCTTAACACTGGCCCGAACGCTCACGCCCTTGGAAGCTCTTCGAGTTCGAGTTCTTCGAGTTCAAGTAGCTCAAGTTCGTCAAGTTCCAGCTCGTCAAGCTCCAGCTCGTCCAGTACGTGATCGTCAAGCAGTTGCTCGTCGAGTTCGTCGAGTTCTTCTTGTAGCTCGTCGAGCAGCTCAAAGCACAAATAAGTATGGGGGCGGGAAACCGCCTTCATACTATTAAAGAGGCTAAATGGCTTTTGACTTACAAGAGGACATGATAGATATTTTCCTCGACAGTGGGTTTGAGGAAGATGTCATTTATACTGATGTTTCGGGAATACCGAAAACGATAAAGGCAATCGTAAACCGTCAGGAATTAAAGCAGACAGCAAGGAATATAAAAAGCTCTGACAATACGAATATGCGTTTATACGATGTTGAGATTGAAATATCAACCGATGCGACGGATGGCATTTCTTCGATTAAAATAAAAACGGACAGGGTTGCATTAAAGAGAAAAGTTGGTGATACGCTTGATACAACCATGTCGGTAGATGGAATACTTTACAATGATTCAGGAGCCTGGAAACTGGGGCTTAAGTAATGGCCTTCATTTTAAAAGGTACGGTTCATGGAGAAAAAGAAGTACTGCGGGGGTTAAACCGCGCACCGTGGATATTTTTTTACCATCTTCGGAAGTGGCTCGTTGACGAAAAGGCTAAATTTGTCGGCGGCAAAGACTCACAAAACAGAAAAAAACAGGGCAAATACAATAAATTACTCTCCCACAAAAAAAGACTTAAAAGAGAAGGGAAATGGTCTTCCAAAGTCTCCGGATTATTTCGCGGTGTAGTCCCCTACGTTAATACAATCCAAAAACTAAAGCTCACGATGGGCATTCTCGGCCATCACCAGTTAGAACGGGCTATGGAAATGCTTGCTACTGGCGGCACAATAAGCGGCGGTGGCAGTCAAATGCCAGTTCCCGTTTATAAGAATCTCAAACGTGTCTATTCCGGTAAAATGAGCATGGGTAATGTTCATACCGGCCTGAAATCGGCGGCGTTTCGGAGAATAGCCAAAGAACGCGGACTGGTAGGAATAAAAGAAGGTGGAAAAGTTTATTATTTTGACAAAACGCAGAAGACAAAAGGTGGTAAAAGATTTCTCAAAAGGGGACTTCTTTTTGTTGGTGTTCAGGGCGTGCGCGTGGGGGCGCAATTAACAGGAAGATATGATTTTGATGCTCAATGGGCAGCACAAGAAAATGTTGCTATAAATAGAGGACAGGCGGCGGTTGACAGGGCCACCATAAAGGCGGATAAATTATGATTAATCTAAAATATTCTTACAAGTCATTTAAACGGAAATCTATGTTGAATATTCCGGCGAAAGAATTTAACGATTCTGAAACAATCGGTTCTGGTTTTTATCAGGATGAACCATTCAGCAATGTTTTTCCACCTGATATTAATGGTGTTGTTTTTGTTGATTGTAATTTAGATAATGTTAATATTCCCGCTGGGGCAACAGTTGTAAGGGGAACTAATAAGCATTATAAAACAATGAACGATCAGGAATATTGGATTGTAGATAAGCAGGGTAATCCAATTGAACCAAGAGATAAAGCTGATTTTATTAAATGTAAATTAAGTATTTTGCCAGGAGATATTCCGGTGCAACCATTAAAGGAAGCAATTACATGGACACATGACCCGAAACGAATTGAACGGGAAAAAATAGAAAATTTGAAATCAGATGATGCAAGATTAAAGCAAATACTTATTGATTCTGGTAAACTTCCTCCACAGAAGGGGGGTAAATAATGGCTATAGCAAATTATTGGCATTGTTGCCCTGGTGGGAATGGATTAAAAAACGGCACGAATTGGGCGAATGCTTTTGACGAACCCGCGCTTGAGGTATTTCAGGAAGGTGCGGTAGTTGCAGGTGATATAATATTTATTGAAACCGGTAATTATGTTTTAGATAGTGCTTATGATTTCAGTGCAAGGGACGGGACTGCAACTTCCCCTATTGCAATTATTGGAGTAACAACAGCTCCGAGATTAGCAGGAAGAAACGGAGCTGCGATTCTATATTCTGATTGGGCAAGACTTTCGGCAGACCGACCTTTTTTTGATTGTGTAACTTTTCAATTTAAAACTGGAGATTATACAATTTTAAGAAATATTTATTTTCAAGGATCTATCACAAACACTGTACTCATGGGGAATTATTGTGTTGTTGAAAATTGTAAATTTGATAATGATTGGAGTGCTGTTGTTGTCAGGTCTGCAATTAATATCGCTACTGGTAGTATTTTTTACAATAACGAAATTTTATCAGCAAATTGTTATGGTTTAGCTTCCGCCGCAAACTGTAGGGTAAAATATAATTATTTTCACGATATACCCAACGGATATGGATATATTCCAACTTCGGGGGGATGTATTATTGAATTTAATATTTTTGATAATATATTAGTGGGATTTCAGGGTATAGCAAGGGTAGTGGGAACAATTGAAAATAATACATTTTACAATTGTGGCCAAGCAACAATTGAGACAACTGGATATGGATATACAATTATAAACAATATTGTTGAGGGTTCAACAACAGATGGTTTTTTGTGGACTACACAAACGGATAGTAATTTTTTCTGGAATAATCACGGTAATGATGCACGGTGCAATGATATGTGGGATGGGGTTGATGTTACAACAGTATTTAAAGATTATCCAAACGTAACATTAAATGGCGATCCGAAATTTAAAACACCCGGGAGTGACTTTGAGCTTGATACAGGAAGCCCGTGTCTTGATACTGGAATGTCAATTACGTTAGGTGTATAATGGATGGCTACAACATATTTAAATATTGGAGCATGGCAAGGCGTTGTCGGTGTGCCTGGTATGGATATAGGAGCATGGCAAGGTGATTCATCATCGTCAAACAGTAGCTCTTCATCTTCCGAAAGCTCCGTTTCATCATCTTCTTCAAGCAGTTTGTCATCTTCATCAAGTAGTAGTTCAAGCAGTAGCAGTTTTTCGTCGAGCAGCAGTTCTGAAAGTTCATCATCGTCAAGCAGTAGCTCTTCATCGAGCAGCAGCTCCTCATCGAGTTCGTCAAACAGTTCAAGCAGCTCTTCCTCTTTCAGCAGCTCCTCTTCCAGCTTTTCAGGAGACTGTATAGTGGCAAGAATAACTCAAAATATAAAGAATCGGTTGAAAACCTTGATCACATACGGGGGAGTTCCTACTGTTGAACTTGAAAGATTGATTTTGAATATAAACGATAGGTATCCTTTTGTTGAATTGTGCGGCCCCTGGGCGGATGTTGAAGTTCACACGAAAGACCTGGCTGAAACGAATTTGACATACCAGATAAATTATTACAATGCCATAAATGATGAAAGTCAAACAGAAAATACAGAGATTACTTATATCACACGGCTTGTAACGGCTGATATTATAAAACACATTATGAACGACCAGAGCCGGGGGGGGCTTGCACAGAGAGTAACAATTACTGATTATGGTTATACTTCACAGGTGACAGAAAACGATACGGTTGAATTTCTCGTATATGTCATTTTTGAGGTTCAATCTTTAATCAGAACAAACAATCCTTATTTTGTAGGTTAAAATGATAGTATCGCTCATAACTCAAAATTTAAAGAATAGGTTGGAAACCTTATCAACGTATGGCGGTACGCCTATTGTTGAGCTTGAGCGGCTTGTATTAAACATTAACAACCGGTATCCGTACATGGAAATATGCGGCCCCATAGCAGAAGTAGAACAATATACAAGAGATATTGCGGATACCAAATTAACATATCAGATAAATTATTATCATTCCATAAATGATGAGAGCGAAGTTGAAAATACTGAAGTTACGTATTTAACAAGAAATGTAGTTGCGGATATTATCAGGTACATTATGAATGATCAGAGCAGAGGGGGTAGGGCGCAAAAAACAAAACCGGTTAGTTATGGGTATTCAATGCAGGTATCACAGAACAATACAATAGAATTTGTTGTATATGTAATTATAGAAATAACCGCACTTATTGACAGTGCAAACCCTTATTTAATAGGGTAGAAAGGATTTTATGGTTGAGCAAAACAAATTGTTTCTTTTAAAGGAGCAGGCGGACGACGCTACTCCTGAAAACGTCTTGACGGCAGCGAATCTTTTTGAGGTGGGGCCGGATAGCAAAATTGAACCTGATGTAACGGCTTCCGAAATAGAACTGGTATCCGGTGGATTTGATCAAGACTTGGCTGTTATCGGACGCAGACGGGCAAACGTTACACTTACGGCACCGATGCGAAATTTCGGGGCTGCCGATTCCGGAATAACTCCACAAATCGCGCGGGCGTTTAAATGCGCCGGGTTTGCGCTAACGGAGAACGATTCATACTGGATTTTACGGCCCTCAAACACTGTTCGATATGCCGCTACAGTATGGGAGTATTCCGGGGATTTGCGGGCGAGCCAATGTCTTCTTACCAAAGCACAAAATGTAAAATTCGACTGGAAATTATCTTTTGATTTTTCCGGCGACAATTACGGAAAATGTGAATTTACAGGAGTCGGAAGATATGGCGGAGCCCCTATAAATGCGACACAGCCGGCAGTTGCAAAAAACAGAACGGCAGTTCCACCGCTTACTTCGTGTACGGTTACAATAAACGGTGATTCTGATTATCGGGCGCTTAATCTGGAAATAAGCGGTAATCAAAGCATTGATCCGTCCGTTTTGGCTTCTGTCGCATCCGGTGTCGGGCGAGCATATATCACGACAAGAAAAATAAAATTCACGTCAAAAGTGTATCGTGAATTAACGGGAACGGCCAGCCCAGAAACAAACATGCTTGCTTTTCCTCCGACTACAGGGGCGCTTAATCTCAACTATTCGGCGGGTAGTGAAATTGATATTCAGTGCGGATATGCGCAGATTACTAAAGTAACGCCATCCGAAGAAAACGGCGTTCAGACATGGGATATTGAAGGGCTGATAACGAGAAATAACTTTGTATTGAGAATACTTGGCGGAAATTCTTCTTCGTCAAGTTCATCGTCTTCTTCTTCGTCAAGCTCTTCGAGCAGTTCTTAAACCATTAAACACGGGGGAATTTATATGATACCTATTTCAAAAGACCAGAAGATAAAAAAAGAGATAGACGGGGTTGTCTATCTCTTCAACCCTCCCATAGGAGAGTTGGAAATTGAATTGATAAGCTCTGTCGAAACAAACGAGACTCTGAATATTAAGCCGTACTATGAAGAGGCGGTAAAAATATTAGAGGACAAATACAAGGGCAGTCGTAAGCCGGGAAAAAGAAAATGGGAGAAGTTCGTTCAGGAAGAGGCTATATCCTTGATGAAACCGGAGGGCGGGACATTCAAAAAGCACATAGGCGAAATTGACATTACCATAAACAAGGTGCTTTGTGGGTGGGAAAGCAATAATCCTGATGTCCCTAAATTCCCTGACGACGGGAACCCGGCTGGATTTCTGCCGATAGCGTTAAAGCAGGCGCTTTTCGAGTGGTACTGGTCGCATTTGAAACTTGAGGGAGGAGAGGCAAAAAACTCATAGCGGCGGCGCACGTTTTTTTTAATACAACGCTTGCGCAGGTTTTTAACTGTAAATCATGCACAAGAAGTATTAAGAATAAAACGGGGTGTATAAGACCTCTTAAAAGCAAAAAGAAATGGATATGGATAATTGATGAGTGTTTTTACTGTGGCGGGAATAATAAAAAGTGTGAATATTGTAAAGGCAGGGGAAAGATATTTGTCCAGCAATGCCCCCGTGTTGTTGCCAAAGATTTCGGACTCCTGCCCTATTTTCTCGCATACAGGAATAGTAATGGCCTTGCATGGCCGGACGGTCGGGGGCGGTTATATCAGCCGGTAAAGCTCGTACAGGCTTTTGACCTGTGGGAGTTTTATTGGAATAAGTTTGAGCCGGAACATTTAAAAAAGATGGTTGACAATGCCAAAAGAACTTAAAGTAAGATTATCGTTAGAAGATAGATTAAGCGGGACTATGAGCCTTGTCAGGCAAAAGGTCAGCGGTTTTGTTCATTCTGTAAACAGAACATTCAGAAGTATAGTATCTTTGCCGTCTATTATAATTGGTAGTGGTATCGTTTTGCTGGCAAAGAGCTTTGTAAACAC